GACGACGATCGGGGCCTCGTGCAGCGCCGGGTCATAGGCCCGCGCGATGCCCGCAACATCGACCTCGGAAAACGCGAGGCTCTGGCCGGACATGGCGGTATGGCGACCGGCACGGAATATGTGGAGCGGCTTTGTCATGACCCGACATTAGGCCGGGGCGCGCAGCCGCATAAGGTGAAGGATTTCACGGGGGAAGGCGGGATGTGCCAGATGTCCGCCTGAAATCAGACTAACCGCCTTGCGCGCCTCTGCCAAGCGGCGATCCGCCCGAGCGCCTGAGCGGCCCGCTGAGTGCGATCTCGCCCCGGCGGGGGTGAGGGTCGCGAAAAGGCCGGGGGGGGTATTGAATGGGTATTTAACGGCGCTCTGCGGGCGCATTGCGCGGCAGGGGGTGGCCCGAAGGTCATCTCTCGGCTGACGTGAGGGCGAAAATGGCCTCAGGAGGGGCCATCCGGCATGAACCCGCGCAGAATTTTGGCCCGCTCATCGGCGGTGCGGGGCGGCGCGTTGAAATAGGTCTCCAGATCGGCGCGGCGCACGGCGACAAGCTCGGCCTTGTCCGGGTCCTCGTCGGGTAGCGCCTCGGCCTCGCGCAGCGCGCGCACGTAAGCCTCGCGGCTGAACTCGTCGGGTGGCTCGACCAGAAGCGATGTCATCAGGGCTCTCCGTTCATGGTCCGGACGATCTGCGCCGCGATCGCGCGGACCTCTCTCTCGACGCGCACCCGGACCGCCTGCGCCTGCGGCCCGAGGTTCTCCTCATATAAGATCAGGCCCTGCGACTGCAACACGTCGAGCACGGTCAGGCGCACCGCGTGGTCGCGCGCGACAGGATCAAGGCCCAGATCATCGACGATCCTGGCCACGATCCCTGCAACGTCCCGGACCCGGCCCCTCGGGGTGTTGAGCAGCTGCGCGCGATAGAGCGAGCCATCGTGCCCCACGGCCATGACCGACTGCACACCACGACCGAACATCACCGACATGTCTTCGGGGCTGAGCGGGGCCGAGCTCGGGTGGTTATGGACCAGCGCCACCTGCGCGCCGGCATCAAGGCGCGCGCGCATCGCGGCGCTCAGCCTGACCCTGTCGGAGCGCCCTGCGGTAAAGTCTATCTCCTCCCCGCTCGCCAGATCGAATGCGCCCAGTCGCTCGCGCCCGTCACCCAGCCCCATGAGCCGGATGCGTTCGGCAAAGCCACGCTCGATCGCGGCGGAAGCTGCGGACATGCCGTCCGATATCGCGGCGTGCCGCCCGGAGATATCCAGAAACGCCTTGCCGCTGTTGCCATCCCAGGCGGGATCGACGCCCTTGGCGATCTGCTCGATCTGCCCGGTGCGGCGGTTGAGCACCGGTCGCTCCTCGATCCCGAAGCCTTCGCGCACGCTCAGCCCGCGCCGGTCGAGCTGCGCCTGGCTGAGCTGCTGCACGGTGCAGCCGCAATTCCAGCCATTGGGCGGATAGATGCGCTCCCAGGCGGGATCGTCCACCGGCAATACCAGATCATGATAGAGCGCATGATCCTCGCGCTTGGTGGCGCGCTGGATCTGGACATAGCGCAGGAACGGGAAGGCATCCTTGACCCGCTCGATCCGCGCCCATTTGCCTGCCGCGTGGGCGCTGCGCATATTAGCGTTGAAGATCAGTTCCAGGCGTCGGGGCGAGCCGAGCTGCACGTTTTTCATCTCGCCTGTCAACGGATCGCGCTGTGTGCCGCGTCCCCACCAGCCAAGGCGCTTCAGCTCCGGCTCCAGCCGGTCCATGAACGTGCGCACGGTGCCGCCATTCGCCAGCGCCTCGTCCAGCTCGGCGCGGATCACCTCCAGCACTTCGGTCTGCATCGCCTTGGCCACGACGAACTGAGTGGCGTGCCCGTTCTGCCAGACATCGCGGAAATCGAAGCGCGCATCGGGCGGGGCAAGGCCCTTGGCGCGAAAGAACGACAGCACGTCCTCCGGGCGCAGGCGTCTGAGCCCGTCGATCACGGCGCCACCGCGCCGGGCAGGCTGTCCGCACCCTCGACGGCCTCCTCGTCATCGACCACGGCCCCGAACTCGCCCGCCAGCCTTGCGGTAAAGCTCGCCTCGGTCAGCAAGTCCACCATCGCCCGCTCGGCCCCCGGCGCGAGGCTCAGCGCGTCAAGCCGCGCGCGCGCCGCCTCGAGCGGCGTGTCGGGATCGAGCCCCTCCAGAAACCCGGCGATATCGGCAAAGAGCGTCTCCGCCGCCGCTTCGGCATGACCCTCGCCCACGATCTCGCGCGCCAGACGGTCGAGAGCGCTGTCATGGCTGTGCTCGGCAAAGGCCGGCGGCGGGGCCTCGGGCGGTGCCCCGGCCCCGGCCTCGGCGCGCTCGTATCCGTCGCCATAGGTCTCGCGCAGCCGGTCCCTGGTCAGCCGCCAGCCCATGTCGTGGAGTGTCTTGTCGCGTGCCACTGCCGCCGTGGTGTCCTCGGGATCCTCCATCTTGCGCCAGACGCGCGGCGGCTCCACCCCCGGAAAGTTGAACGCCGCCAGCCGCGCGACAGGCCCCTGGTTGAACGACTGGCAGATCAGATCGGCATCGGACTTGGCAACCGCCGCGCCAACCCCCTCATGCACCTGCGCCTGACTGAGGCTGGAGCCATCATCGGTGGTCATGGTCTGCGACAGCACGATCTTGGCGATGGCGGCATCCATCGTGTCATGCAGCACCTGGTAATTGAGCGAGCTGGCCCCGCCCGGAGAGGTCAAGAGCTCGACCGACATGCCCTCCGGCACGATCACACCGGCCTCTGACCGGATCGCCGCCACCGCCGCCAGCAGTTTGTCGCGCTCCTCGTCCGTGGCCTGCGGGCTGTGCTTGCCAAGGGCCGTGGGCATCCCGAACTTGTCGAGGGCGATGAGCCAGAGCTTGAGCCCGTTGCGCTTGAACCACACCGGCCAGTAAAGCCAATGCGCGAGGCCCAGACCATAGGGCTCGTCATCATGGTCCGCCCCGGTGGAGAAGACCCAGAACTTCTCGGGTGGCATCTCCTCGCCGGTCAGCATGTTCTGCATGGTCAGAAGGCGCAGGCCGCAATCCTCGTCAAAGCGAAAGCGCACCCGGTCGCGCACGCGGATCTCCTCCCAGCCCCAGAGCGCGCCGTCGCGGCGAAACATCTGCTCGGCGACCGAGTAGCCATAAAAGAGGCCCCAGAGCATCTTCTCGGTCAGCCGGTCGAACTTGAGGCCGGCAAGCTCCTCGCGCAGCCAGTCGGCGGCGCGGCGGCCCGCGCGGCTGTCCTCTCCGGGCACCACCTCCCATTCGCGGCTGGTCACCGCCGACAGGCGCTGCGCCATCACGCTCTTGACCTGCGCGTCGGTGAGGATCGGCTTGTAGATGTCAAAGCTGCCGCCGCCTCGTGATTTGAGAATGGGGTCCGTCGGCTCCAGAAGCGGGCCGATCCACGGACGGGTGATATCGCGCCCGTGCTGGATGCCGGCCAGTTCCATCGGATTGCGCAGGTGCACCGCGCGCAACCGCATCGTCGTGGTCTTGTTAGCCATGTCAGAACCCTCCGAAATCAAAGCCGCCGCCGGATCGACGCTGTCCGCGCATCATCGCCCCGGTGAAGTCGTCGATCCGGGTGGCGGCCCGCGTGCCGGTCGCGCGATAGTCGATCTCCACGATATCCTGTCGGCTGGCAAACCAGGCAAGTGCGCCAGCGATGGCGCTGTCTCCGTGTCGATCGAGCCCGTCCGAGCCTTTGAAGCGGAAGTTCTCGGGAACGCGGATGATGCCGTTCGTGAACTGCAACGCCTGGTGATCGCGCAACACGTCCTCATGGGCGGGCAGCACGATCGTCCGATCCGAGAAGGCCTCGATATAAGGCGGCATCTCGAGCTCGTACCATTGCCGGGTGAATGGGACTTCCAAAATCCGCACGCCGTACCGTTGGGCTGCAACCTCGGCGAGATAGGCCCCGTTGCCGGTGCGGTCCATCGCGCCCTTTTGGAAATTGGGCAGGCGGTCGAGCAGCCAGAAGAGCACGTCGCGTTGCTGGTCAAATGGGATATTGCGCAGCTCGACGATGAGCTTCGTGCGGCGGGTGAGATCGACGCACTGCTCGAGGATGATGATGTCGGTCGCGTCGCCCGAGCGCGCAAAGTCCTCGCCCATGAAGTGCGGACGGGTGCGATCAAGTGTTTTAAGCACCGGTTCAAGTTGGGTTTTACACCAGACTTCAGCGGCGGCCTTGCGCACTGCCTCGTCGGCATTCTTGAAACTGTCAGGCTGGGTCCAGCGATGGAACGGGATGCCCTGCGCCATGCAGGCCTCGATCTGGACGCGGGTGAGGGCCGCGCCCTGCATCTCGGCGGGTTCCGCGTCAAGCTCCTGGCGCATGGCAGCCTCGCGCGAGCCGTAAGAGCGACGCACGATGGCCTCCCACGCGGCCTCGGCCTCTGGGGTCCAGGCCTTGCCCTGTATCATGCAGACGCGCTTGTAGAGGCCGTTGGCCACGGCATCGCCGAAGGTGTAGCGATGGACCTTGAAGCCGTTCTTGCCCGAGCGCGCCTCGCGGAGAAGCTCGTTGAAGGCGTTGAGATAGCCGTTATGGGTCGAGATGATCCGGACCTTCCCGCCCCAGATCAGCATCGCGTTGACGGCGTCGATCACCTCGCGCACGTCCTTGTGAAACGCCGCCTCGTCGATCACCACGGTGCCCTGAAGGCCCCGGATATTGGCCGGGTTGGAACTCAGCGCCTCGACGCGGAAACCCGAGGCAAAGCGCACCCGGTAGGCCGAGATGAACTTGGTGGCGCCGTCCGGCTGCTGATCCTCGAACAGGAACTCCTCAATCGGATGCGCCGCCCCGGCGATCACCCGCGCGAAATGCGCGACATAGCCGATGGCCTCGCGGCCCTTGTCCTTGGTGTCACCGATGTAGAAGCAGTTCTGCCCGCCCGCGCTGCGCGCGGCGGCCGCGATCAGCGCGCAGCCCAGCATCTCGGCAAACGTGATCCCGGTGCGTCGGCCCTTTTCGCAGACCTTCAGATCGCTCTCATCCTCGAGCCACGAGCGCTGATGCGCCATCAGGATGCCATCGGCCAGCGGATCGAGGTTCTCGGGGATCTCCGAGCCGCGCGGCAGCTCCTCGGGCAACGCGTCGGGATCGCGGGTGAGGACGGGTTCAGCCATCTTGGAACACCCCCTCATCGACATCACGCCAGTAGGAACCACAGGACGCGCAATACGGCTCCCAGCTTTCCTCTGCTGGCGCAGTGCAAGACCGGCAAAGATCGCCTTTTCGCTCTTCCGCCTCTGCAATCGCCTTCCTTAGGTCGACCTTCGGCATCAGCGGGCCTCCCGGCGCAGGCGTTCCATGCAAAGCCGTGCGCGGACAAAATTGGGGTAGGCTTTCACAGGCCGGGGCGGTTGAAAACGTTCCCGATTGAGGAGGCGCATAGGCAGCCCCCAGTAAGTGCGCTCGTCTACGCGCTCGCCCGCCATAAGAGCACGGATCATCCGCGCCGCATCACGACAGGCGCGCTCGATGTCACGATCACGCCCCGCCCAATAGGCCGCGTGCGCGGCCATGTCGTTTGCGATCTGCGCCGGGTTCGCCATCACACGCTCTCCCAATACCCGTCCCGCAGCCAGCCGTGCCAGCCGCAGACCGATTGATTGACTGACGGCGACAGCGTCGGCTCGGACAGCTTGCCGTTCCAGGACCAGGACGGGGACCGCTCTGGCTTGTGGCAAATTCCCACCTCGATCCGGTCCGGCCCCTCGCAACCGCAGGGACAGAAAAACCAGAAAACGGCGCATTTCGGCCCGCCCTGTGTCAGGTCGATGTGGAAACTGCCCGGCAGCTTGTGCCGCCGAAACTCGGCAGGGTCGGGGAACTCGATCGCGCGGATCATGGGCGCACTCCGAGGAATTCGCGGCGCAACCGCCTGATAATCTCGCCCGACAGCCCCAGTTCATCGCGCGCGCTTTCGAGCGCCTCGACGGCATTGGCCCGTTCCTCGGCAACGATGCGCGCGCGTTCCTTGACCATGATCTGCTCGCGGATGCCAGAGGATTGCATCACGTCCTTCATCATCCGGCCCAGAAAATGCAGCTCGCGCGGGTCGATCTCATCGCCCTCCTTGTTGGCCTGGGCCTTGAGCACCTTGAACGCGACCGTGGTCATCATCTTGAACAGCACCCGGTGACGCTCGGCCTCGTCCGACAGATCATTCTCGGACATCCAGTCCCGCGCCCAGGCCCCGGCCTCGTCCTGCAACTTGACGAATTGCGCATATTCCTGCCCGAAGGCATGGATCGCCGATTTGCCGATGCTGATTTCCAGCCCCGCCTCCTCGAGCCAGTCGTTGATCTCGGCGGTCAGATCGTCATAGCCCGCGAAACCGCGCGCGCGCAGCGCCGCCTTGATCCGCTCGCGCAGCTCCTCGGGCAGAAGATCGACCTTGCGTCTGGGGGGCATGTCATGCCCCCCGGATCTGGCTGGGATAGGCGATGCCCGGATCGCGGTCCTCGTCGCGCGCAATGCGCAGGCCCCGCTCGGTCGCCGTCACGATCAGGAAATCGTCGCCCGCCAGCCGCACATAGGCCTTGCGCTCGAGCCATGCGAGCTCCGCCGCCACATCGCTGTAATAGGCCGTCAGCCCGTCGCGCGTGCCGTTGATCACGGTCACAAGGATATCCGCCGTGCTCTCGTGATCGCGGCGCGTTTCCAGAAACCGCAGGATGTGGGCGCGGATCAGCGGCTTGATCCGGGCCTCTTTATAGTCGCTCATTTTTTGCCTCCGTCGAGCAGATGCGCCTCGTGGCGGCTGACGATGATTTCCAGCCGCTCCATGATCTTGGCGTTGCCGGCCATCACCGCGCGCATCTCGTTCATGGCCCCCGTCTGCTTGACCAGCTCCAGTTGCAGACCGTGCATGTCATCCTTGCCGGGCATGATGTTCAGCGTGTCCTCGGCGCGAACCACCCGCGCATCGAGCCGGTCCATGCGTGATTTAAGCTCGCCGATGGCCTCATCGACGTCCTTTCGGCGCGACGCGATGTAGGCATAGATCGCCACGACGATGGTAAAGCCCGTGTTCCCGAACTTGAGCGCCAGATCCCAGTCGATCATGCCGGATCACCGGTCACCGGCGTGAGATCTATGACACCGGTGCCCGCCGCCATCGGGCAGCTCATGCCGCTCGGCAGGGTGATGAACAATGTCCATGCGCCGCTTTCGGCCTCGGCGAACTCGACGATCTGCCCGCTGGATGTGAGCGCCTGACGCGTCACCTCCTCGCCAAAGCCCGAGCGCAGCGCCTCGACAAGCTGCGCGCGCGCGATACAGCCCTGCGCCTGTGCGAAGGCCGGGAGCGCGGCAAGGATCGCCGATATCCCGAGCGCGAGATAGATCAGACCCCTCATGCCCGCGCCCTCCATTCGGCAATCGCCGGGTTGTCCGACGGCGTGAGTGCGGCCAGCGTGACCTCGGCATCGGGGCCGGGATCGGCCACGCCGGGGCTGTCGGCGCGCAGCGCGCGCAGCGCCTCGATGTTGTGCACCACCTCGGGTGTTTGCGCGACGATCCGCGCGGCCTCGCGTCGCATCGAAGCACCCCGGAACTTGTGCAGCTCGCGCGCGCCGAAATAGAAGGCCACGATCGCGCCCATCAGCGCCCAGAGCGGCTCGGGCACAAGCGCCAGCCCCTGCATCCGCTCGGCAAACCAGATTGGGTCATGCATGGCCGAGCCAAAGAGGAAGATGCAACCAAAGGCCATGGCCGGGCGCGGCAGACGGTTGAGACCATCGACAAACCGCCCCCACGGCCCCTGCGCGCCGCCGAACTCGGCTGCCATCTGCGCCAGCGCCGCCTGCTGAAACGCCGCCCCGCGCTGATCCGCTGCCTCGGCATTGGGGCGAAACACCTCTGCCGTCTCGGCGATCACATTACGCCCGGACCCGAATACGGCCCCGAATATCGTGCTCAGCCACCCCATGACGCGACCCTTTTCTGAAACTCGGCCGCGCTCAGATGATAGCGCGGGCTGATGAACTCCTC